TGGTAGATGCTGCCCACCGGATACGCCGCTAAAGCATCGGCGCTCAGCTTTCCGTCCGCAGTGACCTTCAGACCGCTGCCAACCTTCACGCCGCCCAGTGCGGTGGTGGTGGCGGCGGTGAGAGTGTATTTCTGAGCATCGGCGCTCAGCTTTCCGTCCGCAGCGACCTTCAGACCGCTGCCAACCTTCACACCGCCAAGCGTGGTGGTGGTGGCGGCGGGGAGAGTGTATTTCTTTCCCGGCAATACCACAGATCCAACTGCCACAAGAATATCTCCTTTCACTTTGTAGTAATATGCTTTCAGCGCTGCTGTCGGCACGGCCCTTGCGATCAGCGTCAACGTGTCCGTGCTGCTCTGCGTCTCAACAAGATCTTCTTCCTTTGCGCCCAGCTCGTGCGGGTCAATGAGCACATTCACCGTGTCCTCGTCTGTCAGTCCGGGAATGTCCATATTCAGCCGGTAGTTTCCGCTGCTGTCCTTTTCCCATCCCTCTGAAGGTATGGTGATCTCATGCAGCGGCACACTGTCCGCCTTGCCCTCGTCCAAAGCCTTTGCCGCATCTGCGCACGCCGTGGCGATCTCTGCCAGCTCTTTCTGTACGCAGACCGCAGTTTTTCGCAGTCCCGCCAGAATGCTCAGCACGCCCATTACGCGCCTCCTCCGTAGATCTCTTTCAGCATGGCATCCACTTCTTCATCCGTCGCCAGCACAAGGCCTGCCAGCTTGTTCTTTTCCTCCGTGGTAAAGTCGTTGGTAGATAGCCCCTTGCCGGTCTCTTTCTTCACATAGCCGGTCAGGTCTACTTCCCAGCCGCCCACCTTTTCCAGTACACCGTCGATCACCATGTA